TTTGTTAGTAATGTATTGAAAAAATTAAATCCGACTAAACACGTAGTTACGGTAGTTATTAGTGATAGGAAATTCAATTCAACTATTATACCTAAACATAAAATGGTTATAGATATGATGTTTGATTCAGGATATAAGTTAGTATCACAAAAAATTTGGAGAAAATCACCAAGTATAAATTTATATAGATTAAACTATGCATTTGTTTTATCATTTGCTAAACAGAAATGTAAACAACATTATAAGAAAGATTTTAAAATAGATGTGTGGGATCATAAACATCAAAACTATGAAGGTTATTCATATAATATGCCAATAGAAATAGCACAAAAGTGTATAGAGAATTTTACTAATGTGAGTGAAGTAGTCTATGACCCGTTTATGGGTGTAGGCACTACTGCTATTGCATGTATTAATTCAGATAGGTTTTATATGGGTAGTGAAATAGACCCGAAAACATATGAGTTATGTATGAATAGAATAGATAAATACGAAGGAAATCAAAAATGGTATTAGAAATATTATTAGGATTACTTGTTCTTGGAGAAGGATATGTGATTTGGAATTTAACAAAAAAAACAGAAATGTTGGAAACTTGGGTGGAAACATTTTCTGAAAAGATAACACAAGTTAGAGATAACTTACAAGAAATCGATCATCAAGGACATTTTGAAGCTGATGATGAAGTAGGAACAACATTTAAACTCATTAAAGAAACTGTAGACGAACTACAGGAATTAGAAGGAGAAGAAGTAGATGCCGCGTAAAAAAGCAAAGTCAAGAATGTATTTCACACAAGATACAGAAGATGCTATTATTCAGTATAATAATACTGATGATAGGATGTTGAAAAACGACTTATATGTAGCTGAAATTGGTTATGCGTTTGATAAATTAGCAGAAAATTTGATACATACTTTTAAATTTTATTATTTTGATATACCATTAACTGAAGTAAAAAATGAAGTAGTGTCTTATTTGATAATGAATATACATAAGTTTAAAGAAGGTAAGGGAAAGGCATTTAGTTATTTCAGTATTGTTGGAAAGAATTATTTAATTCTTCATAATAACAACAATTATAAAAAAATGAAAATAACTAAATCATTAGATGTTTTAGATTTTAATAGAAATCTAAGTTCTGAAGAAAGTGAACGGGAATCTAAAGAAACCTATAACGAATTTATAGAACAAATGTTAGAGTTTTGGGATAATAATATTCGAAACATATTCCGTAGACAAAAAGATATATTGGTTGCAGATTCTGTTATAGAATTATTTAGGAAAAGACGTAATGTAGAGAATTTCAATAAGAAGGCATTATACATTCTGATTCGTGAAATGACAGGTTCTAATACTCAACATATTACTAGAGTTATTAATGTTATGAAAAAACATTATAAGGATATGATATATGATTATCAAAATTTAGGACAAATAGACACAACCAATACAGGTTCTATATTTAACGCCTAATTATATTTAACTTATAAAAACAAAAAAACCCCGACTAAATCGGGGTTTTTTTATGCACAGATGTGAGTGACGGGACGTCACATCTTATTTGCGAAATAAACCCACCAACACCAATAGTGCGACTAATCCAGCAAAGCCAGATTCACCGAAACCATTTATAATAGATGTTAGGTTACTAATAACATTAACACCAAAGAAACCACTGCCGAATAATACTTCGCCTATGGCTCCGATGGCTACAAAGGATAACAATAGAGACGCTATGTCATCTATCCATCCTCCGACCATTGTTACTACTTCCCTCATTGGTTTTTCTCCAGTTAGTTTAGTATTGCATCAATTAGGACTATAAAAAGTCCTCTTATATAACTATTTATATAAAAGAATTTAATTTTTTAGTATATATTTATATAAAACGGAATAAATTTAATGTTATATTTATATTAGAGTCAATCTATATCAAACAACACGAGAACAAAAATGTCAGATTTTAAAGTATTTAAAGAAAAATCGTTATCCGATGTATTTGAAGATATTTACAACAATTCATCAGATAATAAAAAACAGTTAGATATTCTTATAAAAGAGATTGTGGGATTCATCAAAGATGGTGATACTGCAGTACAATTAATACCTGCTATCAAAGAATATTTAGAAATTAAAGTAAAAAATGATGAGCAATTGGTAAAGATGGCATCAATAGTTCAACGATTAGTTAGTTCTGAAAGCAAGGGTTCGGAGTCAGAATTTGGACTATCTGAAAAAGAAAAAGAACAATTAGTAGGTTCAATAGAAAAGGTTGCACAAGAAGCTCAAGATTATACAGATGAAGTGAATAGGAAAGTGAAAATAAATGCCGATAATTGAGAACACAAGTATTATCCGAGAAGGAAAACAAGAAGGGTATGTATCTGAGGCACAAGTTTATCATATGATAAAAAAGTATTCTGATGCATATAGATATTTACAATTCGATTTATGTGAAGTTAAGAAAGTACATTATAGTGTACCAGATGGTGAGTTATATGGTGCAATTCAAGGAAGATTAGTAACTTGTGAATTTAATAAAACATTAGAAAATAGATGGATTCAACCATTTTCACTTAGAGATTTTGAGTTACCGTCTGAAAATGAATATGTATTGGTATTTGAATATGGTCTCCCACCCAATGAAAAATTATATTATATTAGAGATTTTTCTATAGATAGAAAATTAACTTATAATATTTCAAATTTTGGTAAATCAGGTGTACCTTTAGAGGCAGAGGTTAGGAGAGCTGCAGATGTTGTAAATAAAAAAGTCCATAAGATTGTACCATTACCAAGATATAAAGATGGGGATAAATTTATTCATGGTAGATTCGGCCAAACTATACAATTTACCAGTAAAAATAAACAAGATCCTTGTTTAAGAATATCTAATAATACGAATAAATTTAATGAGGATGGGTTATATGTACCGTATTTTGATAATGAAGGTAGTGTTATTTATTTAGAAGGTAGTATAATACCATTAGATTTAAAACAAAGAGTGAGTGGAGTAGATGAATTTCCAGAATTAACTGGAGACCAAATAGTAATAGAAAGTGATAGGTTGATTTTTCAATCTAAAAAAGAAGAAATATTTATCAATGGGTTTAAAAAAGTCTCTATTAATTCTCCTGAAATACTTATTAATGGACAACCTTATGTTCATGGAAATTTTATAAAAGATTTAGTGGATCAACTTGTTAGTATAATGGATAAATTTGTTAGTGGCGGCCAGGTCATGACTGTATCAGGAGGGCCTGTCCAGGGAGCCGTTTTCATGAAAGAGACAACAATTTTAAAAAGTATACAACGACAAATATTTAATTCTAAATATAAAAATGAAACAAATCCAAAAGGAAAATCACCCAAGCAGAAGTCGGACGGCGAAATGGAAGATTATATAACCACATCAGGATATTAAAACATGCCGAAAAAAGAAAAATTAGTAAAAACAGTAACAACAGATGATAACGGTGAACAACATACAAACTGGGAAAGACAAATGGTTGACGAAAATACCATACGAGTAACAGAGACTCCACTGGGAATCATTACATTACCTTTGGGAAAAGTATCTGTAAATGATACAAGAGGCATGCCTAAACATAAATTATACAATGGAGATATAATTAAAACTGGATCTAAATCAAGAGTGGAAATTAAATTAGTAGAAGGTGGCGGAGAAGTTGGAGAACGATGGATTGTTAGAATAGGAGAAACTTCCGAGTTTGCAATAACTACAAATAATTTAAAAGTGGCGGCAAAAAGCTTTGGAATCCAACAAAAGAATGGAAATTTATATGAATCATTTGAAACTGCTTTTACTGATAAACCAATAGGAAAGAAACGACTACCAACAGCAGTAGCAGCTATTTACGGATAGGATAATTATGGCAAAAACATCAGTAGGTAAAGCATTAGAAAAATTTTTACAAAAAAAGATAGATAGTATATATGCGTTAGAGGCAGAAATTAGTATAGGAGAATATGAAGGTACTCTTACGAGGGAAGATGTTGAAAAATTAAGAAAAAAATTAAATAATAAAACTAAAGATTTGGACGATATGAATACAACTTTAGAGTCTTATGAAGTTACTATTGATGTGGCGGATACCACAATAAAAGTACAAGAGGGTATAGCAGTAGCTAATCCAACAGGAGGGCCATCTGCAGCGGCACTTTTACTAAGAGAAAAATCTAAAGAAGTATCTGATGATCTTTCAGAAGTAATTAAAGAACAAGGTAAAAGTGCAATCAAACAGGCATTAGATGGATTAAAAAATGCAAGTGAAGCATTAAATAATATAGGTAAAAAGTAAGTTACAAACTAGGAGATGATAAAATGAAGTTAGAAGGACTTAAAAAATATATAGCTAAAACTGTACGAGAAGAAGTACAAAAAGAAATAAACAAAATATTTATTACTGAAGGTAAATCTATTAAACTCAAGACGAAACCAAAGCCAAAGACAGTTTCAAAATCTAAAGTTACGGAAGAACATACAGTTTATTCTAAAGATAAAACTCTTAATAAAATTTTAAATGAAACCGCGGGATTTAAACAAAAACCAAAAGAAGGTTTTGAAGATTATCCTACTCTAAGTGGAGAAACTTTTGATTCATCAAGAACAGCAGAATTATTAGGATATGGTGATGTTCGTGGTGCAGGTAGTAATGAACAAAAGAGAGAAATTGGAGCAGTTCAAACCATTAAAAGTGTACCAGGTGTTAAAGTAGAAGATGTACCTCAAGCAACACAAGATGCACTAACACGAGATTATAGTTCTTTAATAAAAGCAATGGATAAGAAAAATAAATAAAATGCCGAGTTCAAGAGAAAAAGACCAAGATCCAGATACCTTTATAGGTTTAGCATTTCCATTGGGATTTGCTAATGATGGTATTTTTAGAAAAACTAAAACTACACTGGAACAAGCTAAACATAATTTAAAAAATCTTTTATTAACTATGAAAGGTGAGAGATTAGCGCACCCTGAATTTGGATGTGAGATTCATAACTTATTATTTGAACAAATAGGTGATGATATAAATGATACTATTGAAGAAATGATTAAAGAGGCGGTTGATATTTGGCTACCATATATTACAGTAGGTAAAACGGTTACTAACCAAATAGAGAATAGATTAAATGTTGATGTACATTTTAGTTTGAGAAATGATCTAACAGGATATGAAGAAGTTTTAGATGTATTCTACGACATAACGGAGTAAAATTATGGCAGAGTTTGATAAACAAGTAAAATATTTAGGAAAAGATTTTGGTACGTTACGTAACAACTTAATAGAGTTTGCAAAAACATATTATCCTACAGTTTATAATGATTTTAATGAAACTTCACCAGCAATGATGTTAATAGAAATGTCGGCATATGTTGGAGATGTATTAAATTATTATATTGATGATACTTTTAAAGAAAGTTTATTACCATTTGCACAAGAAAAAAATACGATTTATAATATAGCACAATCGTTAGGATACAAACCAAGATTTACCACACCAGCAATAGTAGAATTAACTTTAACACATACGGCACCTGCCAGTACAGACGATAATTTAGAACCAGATTGGGATTATGCACTTAATATTAAATATAATTCACGTGTTTCAAGTGATACTACGGGAATAGATTATAGATTATTGGAAGATTGTAATTTTAAAGTAAATAGTTCTTCGAGTCCAAGAGCGTTTGAAGTATCCGCAACAGATAGCACTGGAACTCCAACTCGATATATAATAACAAAACGAGTTAAGGCAATTAGTGGAGAGGTTACTTCGGAAACATTCCCATTTGGTTCAGCTACAAAGTATGATAGTATTTTATTAGGTAAAACTGATATCACAGAAGTAATTTCAATAACAGATAGTGACGGAAATACTTGGTATGAAGTTCCATTCTTAGCACAAGATACTGTATTGAGTGATTTTGAGAATAATATAGACAATGATAAAAATTTAGTACAATTTGCAGGTACAGTACCATATGTTTTAAAATTATTAAAAACTTCTAAACGATATGTAACATTTCGTAGACCCGATAAAAAAACAGAATTAAGATTTGGTGCAGGAATATTGGTTGCACCCGACGAAGAAACAGTACCAAACCCAACTTCAGTAGGTAGTAATATATCAGGTTCACCAACTAAATTAGGAATTACTTTTGACCCATTGAATTTTACCAACACGAGAGCATATGGAGAAGCACCTTCCAATACTGTATTGACAGTCACATATGCACATGGTGGTGGTGTAGGACATAATGCTAAAGTAAGAGATTTAAACGCATTTAGTAATTTAAATTACGCGGCAATGGATTCTACTCTAACCTCGTCAGAAATTACTACGTCTAAAAATTCATTAACTGTAACTAATGAGAATGTTGCTACTGGAGGCCAGAGTGAAGAATCTATTGAGGAAATTAGAAATAATACATTAGCATTCTTTCAAGCACAAAGTAGGTCAGTAACAAAAGAAGATTATGTGATTAGAGCATATACACTTCCACC